TTATAGCTAGTATTATCAGTGGATCGAAATGAACCTGCTGCTTTAGATAAAGCTCCAATATTATTAGAACTATAAGTAGTTAAGGAAGGAAAAGGTTTATAACTTCTAGCAGCAAAATAAACATTCTTTGCTACATTCGCACCAGGATTCATAAACTTAGGTTGATCTGGTAGCCATTCTCCAAAAGGTAATTGCATTATAGTCCTAACTGTTATTGGTTAGAATTGCTACATTGTTACTTTGAAAAGGTGCAGCAACTGTTACATCAGAACGCTGTTGTAAAGGTGAACCACTCCAAGTGTCTTCTTTGTCGTTTCTTTCTAGTCGTTCCATTCCTGATGTATAAAGTCTTAACCAATTTTGTAATTTCGTTGGTTCAATACCTCCTAAAAAATTAGCGGCATGATAAAGGGAACCATATAAATAAATACCTGGATGATTAGTTAAAATATAATTTGTGGGATCAGAGCCAGATAAAGCAGTAATAGCTTTATAATAATTTAAAGTTGCTGTGTAAGTCGTATCAGGAGTTGCAGCAAATCTAAAATTATCTCCTATAATCGTATAGCGTTGCGGTGTCCCAGAAGTAGAACTTGCGTAGATAGAATCCATTTGAGATGGAGTTGTATAAATTAAAGGTTTTTTAACAGCTCCTTGAACAATATAAAAATCTCTGACTTGTAAAAATCCTGTCGGTAAAGCTACCGTTTCTGCTGAAACAGAAAAGGCAGAATCTGTAGTCTGCATCTTTCTAATTCTTAATTTAGAATTATATTCGGATTCAACTAATTTAATAAAATCATCAGAAATCTCATCGGTTAAATCAGAACGATTTAGCCAATTTGCTATGGATGTTTTTAATTCTGTATATGTGGATAATGCCATTATAAATTTCCTTGTGCAGTTTTAAAATATTGATATTCATTACTATTCAATTTCTTTTTTAGAATTTTATTTTGAATAACTTTAGGAAGACTGAACCAATTATTATCACCGTTATATTCTTCAGCCCAAATCTGTAATGCTAAAATAGGAATAGAAGCCACTCTTTTTAAAGTTCTGTCTTTGTTGTAGCCATCATTTTTAGTATAGAGTTCTTTATTGGTTTTAAGGTGAGGATTAATATTAAGTTGTTCTTTAATAACGATTTTCTTTTCCATTTCATCGCTAATAAAATCAGTTCTTTTTAAACCATCAATCTCTGTTTCTTTCATCTATTTGCCTTGACCTCTAGTTTTTTTTCTTTTTGGTATTCGTTTTGAACATACTTTCGCATGACGACCTGGTCTTTTTTTTTTAGTCCTTTTATGATAATTATTTACCCCATATTTGGGTAAATTACCCATTAGGACATTTCAGTAATATAGCAATCACCAGTGCCAATTGCAGCAAACTTCACACCTTGTTCAGGTACTTTAAGTATCTCTATTGTTGCAGCAGGGATATATAAATCCGTAGCGACAGCAGTCGGTGATGCAGCAAATTTAATATTCATCGCAGCAGTTGCTACTACTCTAACGAACACTGTATCTGCATTAAATGCAGTTGATGTTGCAGCACTAGATCCACTTGGTGAAACTTTGTGCGTTGTTCCTGGAGCTAATCCGTAATTATAAGCCATATTTTTTTTTCTCCTTATTTAATTTGTGGGGGGAAGTACCGCTAGGCAAGATCCCCCCTATGTTAAATTATCTTCTTATAACAATTGTAAAGTCGGCAGTATGAGTATTCGTTGACGCACCACTTGTCGTCAATGTAATATAATCTCCCTCCGATACAGTGTTAGCCGCAGTAGGTTCGCAAGTATCTATATCTCCTGTTGCTGAACCTGAGTAAGCTAATGTTATAGTTCCATCAGTCATAGCAGTAGAACCAACTTTTGCTGTAATAACAGAATCAGCAGTTGCTATTGTTCCACCTAAAACTGAAGTGATTTTAATTACTCTCCCACCATCAGGTACAGCGACATATACTGAACCAGCAGTTGATACATCACTCATTTTGACAGTTAAGAAATAATCGTTAAGTGTTCTCATTTTTTTTCCTCATTGTTCCGCCCTTAATCTAATCTCAGGACTTCAATGTTAATATAAATGCAAGGGGAGCAGATTTTTTAGATTACTCCCCTCACACCGTTAGATATTACGAAGTAGTTACGTCTGTAATTAATCCGCTTGATCCTTCATTCTTTGCTTCAAGAGTGTATTCAACTACTAAGAACCTTTGATCTGCATCCGCAGTTTGAGCAGGTTTTTGTAATTTGAAATCCCTCAAGAACGATACTGCCCAGAAATCCATTTCTAGGAGTAAAACATCTTGTCCTCTTCTAGCAGAAGTTGAATTAGCTTTTCTAATCCAACGATTCGGAATAACTTGCATTGTTCCGAAGTCAGATTCGTAAACATCGATAGAAGTCATAAGTCTTTTATCTTCTGCTTTGTCGAATCTAGTTGCACCACCTGTGAAGAAAGATAGTTTTTGTTTATTGAAGCCATTAAGCATAATGACATTAGGGTTTCCACCATTGTCCCAAGTAGTCTTCAAAGTTGAACGCAGTAAAGTTTCTGTGAACGCCCTTTGAGTCCCATCTGTTCTAATGGCTCCTGCACCAGCTCCTGATCCGCCAGTTCCAGCAGATACATTAGAGGTCATCCAAGTGACAACTCCTCCTAATGCTCTTGCAGTCGTAGCGTCTCCAGCCGCAGCCGCAACATTAGATAAAAGAGCATTTTCCATATCTCTTTTTAGTTCTTTTGCTGATTTTGCAACCTGGTATGCCAACTCAGTATTTCTACCAGCCGTATTAACTGCATCGTCTGTTGCAGATACTTGACAAGCCTTAGTAGAGATTTGAGTGTAGTTTCCAACCTTAGTTGTAGAAGTAAGCGTAGGATATGAAATCGTAGCTCCTTCAACTTTAGCGTTGGCAGCAACAGCAGTTAAAGTGTCCGTCTGCCATTGGTGTAATGTATTGGTAGCTTTGTTCTTACCAACACCTGACATGAAAGGAGTATCTGTAGGAGATATATTATAAATAATATCCGCTAAGTCTTCCCTTATGCCTGTTGTAGTATATGTCTGTAATACAGCCATTGTTTGTCTCCGTTGTTAAGTGTTACATAAATTTCGCCAAAAGATTTGTAGCATCTCTAGGATTACCACTTCTCTTTAGACGGTTTATTTGATCCAACCTTAACTGACTGATTTTTTCATCCTTCGTTTCTTTAATGCCTGACCTAACCACTTTTGTAGGTTTAACAATTTTTTTAGCCAAATTTGGTTTAGGCCTATTCATATTGTTACGATGGCTCATGCCATCTACAACCACATCAAACATTCGGCTATCATAAATTCCAGAAATTTCTTGATCGTTAAAACCTCTTTCCACCATGTAGTTTCGTAAGTTCGTTTTTAAGGTAGCTCCTTTTACAGGATCTGCAAAATCAGGATATTTTAAATTTACCTTCTTTTGTTCTTCCCTTAAAACATTCTGTAGCTGTTCATTTTGATGAGTGCGTAGCTTTCTTTGAGCTGTGACGATGTTTTCTTTTCTTCGTCTTATTTTTCTCTCAATTTTCGCAGCTTCAGTTGGGTCTTCGTCAAATAGTTTATCTAACTCTTTTGAGTTTATTTCACTATTTATTTCAGCGTTTAAAGTTGCTGTTAGATTATTCAAATCTTCAATCTTGGTTGAATAGTCTTTTGTAAGACGATCTTTGTCAGAAGTTAATTGTCTTTTTTCAATAGCCAATTCCTCTGTCTTGCGTCTATAGTCGGCATCTTTTTGATAACCTGCTTTTAGTTCATCAAGGTTAACATCGATCTTTTCACCATTCACTGTGACTTGGTGTAGATCGGTTACTTGAGTTTCTTCAGCGTTTTCCGCTTCGGATGCTTGTACTTGATCTTCAACTTCCTGAGTTTTTTCCTCAGTTTGAGTTTCAGATTGTGGTTGATCTTCAGATTTTTTAGGAGAAGTTTCCTTTTCAGATTTAACTTCTTCTTTCTTTGTATCAACCTTGTCTGCTTTTGCTTTTTGAGGTTCGTCAGTTGTCGGTTTGTTAATACCTTTTTGATCTAACAATCCCTCAACTGCATCGGCAGCACCTTGCATTGTCCTACTGGACAATAATGGATTTACGTCAGACATAAATGTCCTCCTGTGGTTAAGCTCCCTGATTTGGGTTGGCTTATTCTAACCTTGATGATTAGAATTACTTTTCTTTAGAAGTCTGGAATTCAGCTAACTGTTTTTCTGCTAATTTTCCAGTATCAAGAATTTCTTTAAAGTGTTGCTCTACTTTTCCTAGAACCTGATAAGCTAACCATAATTTTTCTCTGGCATCACTATCATGCACTGCGGTTCTATCCAATAAAGCCTCTGAATAAATTTTTTTAAGAGTTTCAAATGACTCTTGAAAGAGTTTATTCTGTAATATCTGTTTGGCTTGAGATGACCTGCTCAACTCCTTGATCCGTTTGTCTTGGTCTCTGCTGTCCATTTGTATTTTCAAAGCGTTTGGTGAACATACTAGCACTTTTTTCTGCTTGTTCAAGGCTTTTTGATCCTTTAGCAATAATCACCCTGTCTAGTTCAGCTTCCGCTTTTAATTTTGTTGTATCTAATTGTGTATTATATTTCAAGGCTATATCTTTAATCTTAGCTTCAAAGTCTAAGAGACTGTCTTGCGTTCTTTGTTCTAATTCTTTGTATCTTAATTCTATATCCGCAACTTTTCTCTTATTTTCCGCATCAATCCTAGCCATTTCTATTTTTTCAATAGGACTTATTTCTGGAGGAGGAGGCGGAGTCATTAGTTGCTTACCTTTAATAGGATCAATAAAGTAACTTTCGACTGTTTGGAGTCCTGCGTTCTCAATAATTTTAGATAAAGTATTATAAATATTCTTCATCGTTACCATAGGATAGTCCCTTCGGCCTTGCAGTTCAAAAGCCTGAAGTTGTTTTTGTAAAATATTATTTAACATCATTATTTGTTGTTCCTTTGTGCCTGTTCCCAAACCTACCGTAATCGTTACATTAAAACGGTCTTTCCATTCAGTCGGTAAAACAGGAATATATTCTCCATTTAACTGAATGATTTTTTCTTTGTCTTGATATTTAACTGAAAGAGCAAACATCTTTCTAAACAAATCTTTCACACCAGTTTCTGCAAAAATTCTAGCTACTAATTCAGAACGCATTTGCGTTTGATTCATAATAGCACTAATTCCTGTTGCTGTTTTGTTTAAACTTTCAGAATCCAAACCTTGATTATATTTAGTAACTCCAGTTCTAACTTCTCTGACTTGATCTAAATATTCTAATAAAGGAAAGGCTTGTTGGGAAATCGGTTGAGCCTGTATAGGTTGCATCACTTGGTTAGGAGGTTGTTTTGTTCTAACCACACCACCAGGTCTAGTCGTTAAGAGATCATCCATGTTTACCATACCATCCATGATTGCAACTCTATTGTTATTAGTTAGATACATATTATCTAACAGTTGTCTCATCACTGTAGATTTCATTAATTGAATGTCTTCTACTAATTCAGCAATAGAACGACCATAAAATCTATGCGGCATTGGGATTGGTGTAACCGATACAAAAGGAATTTGATCGCATGGCACATTTTCTAAAATAGTATAAGCACTAGATCCTACCGAAACGACTTTTCTTAATTCTGCAATTCCATCTTCATCATAATCATAACGAATATAATTTTCATAAATTTCAATTTTTTGTGTGGAAGGATCGTTGGAGGTATCGTAAGGATAATCTTCGATGTTTCTAAATCTTGCTAATTTTTCAGTATTAAGAATGGTTGAATCTGATGTTGGTAAATTATAAACTTCATCTTTATCATAACCCATTTCAACTAATTGGGTTCTAGTCAGTTGAACTCTATGACCTACATATTCAGCATCTTCTAATTTAACCGCAGACTTATCAATTAAAAATTCTTCAGGAGGAATAGACTCTACTTTGATCTTTCCTTTTGAAGAAATTCTTTTAATTTTACAATCATGGAGTTGAGGAATAGGAATATCTACTTCTAATGCTTCAACCGACATCGTTTGTCCAGCCATCTGAGCTTTCATAATTTCAATTTGTTCAGCAGCTTTCTCATCATCTCTTACTTCTTCTTCAAGAATTTCTACTTCAGGGTTATCAACTAAAACTTTATATTCTTCATCGGTTAAGTTTTTATAAGTTTCATGTTCAACATCTTCCGTTTCATCATAAAAGATTTTTAGGATTCCATTTTTTTCTATAAGAGCATCTTTGAAAAAATTATATAAAAGGGTAAAGCCATCGTTTTCTTTGTAGAAGATATGATTCAAATAAGCCGTTGCTTGATCGGCAATAGGTTCATCTTCAGCTCTGACTGGTTCGCATCGCACCACCTTATCGGATGATGTAAAAACTCTTAATAAATTGGGTAATAAACTTTCAACGGTATCAGCGACATCGGTGCTAACGACTTGGCTTCTTCCAGCCATTTCATTTCCTAATGGATCGCCTTGATAATATTCTAATGATTTTTCTCTTTGATCGGATAACAATCCTCCAAGATAACCAATAGCGTTATTGATTTGTCCTTGAAGAATACTGCGTAATGTGGGGTCTTCTAATTTTAGAATTTTTTTTGCCATGATTAAACTACGTAACTTGTATCAACTTTAATTTTCTTTTTCCAGTCACTTACTTTTCCTCCAAAAAAAGTACATCCTGTTCTAAAAGCATCTGAAGGATGGGAAGCAAAATTATGCGTTGGTCGGTTCTTAAAGCACTGATTTCTTTCATCCCATTTTTTTTGGTAAGCCTTCAACGCTTCAGTTCCCTGATAAGTTTTGTTTTTGTCGAAATAGCATTGGGGTAGAGTTTTCCGCACCATTTCAATTCCATCTTCGATTGAAAGTTTTGGAGCTACATCAAATGATATACCCAATTCCAAAGCCGTTTCCAACCTTGATTTACCATAAGCTCCTAATTCTCTTACTTTTATATCATGCGGAGCTATATGTCTATCATATTTATAATGTTTTGAATCTAAAATGTCAGCATAAAAATCCAAGCCTTCCCCAGAACTTTCATAATAGTCTATAATTCTAAGTTGGTTTTGCAAACGCTGAACAAACCAAATAGCAGTAGAATCTTTAAGACCTAAGTCCCACCAGGTTTCAGTTTTTAAATTTTCATCGTAAGGAACATCGGTAATCCTATCGGATTCTTCAAGCTCCTCAATGATTTTTCCATAGTAAGATCCAGTAATAGCAGCTTGAAACGAACATTCAAATTCCTGTTCGTACAAATCTTTTGACATGACCGCTTTCGCAGCCAACAATTCCTTATTGTCCAATACCTTAGTTTGGGAAGCTCTATAGATCTCAGTCCACCAGTCATTTTCTGTTTCTGCCTGTTTATGAAGTTTGTAAAAGTAGTTTTGGCCTTTGGGCGTTCCTATAAAAATGCACCAACCTTTTCGATCAGCTAAAGAAGGTCGAATAATTTCTGGGAAAAGGGCTGGGCTAATGTTCTGGGTTTCATCGAAGACACAGCCATCTAAAAAGATACCCCTTAACGCCTGGTCATTTTCGGCACCAAGTATAGTAATCCTAGAACCGTTAGGAAAATCACACCTCAGTTCTGATTCGTTAAATTTTATATAAGGAATATTTCTGCTGTAATTTTTAATATAGTCCCATGCCGTACTTTTGCCTTGTTTGAAAGTGGGTGCGATAAAGGCGTATCTAGGATTCGGCTGTGGGTTA